TTGCCCGTTCTGACAACCGGGAACGCCTCCGCCAACTCTGGGCAGATAGCGGCCAATGCCTGGCGCCATAGCGGGAATATCGCCTCCGCGCTGGTGTCAAAGTCTATGATGAGCAACCCGCCGCTGGCTTGGCCCGCCACAATAGCTAGCCCGTGGGGATGGTTGCGCCCAAACCAATGGCGGATGGTTGATTCATCCGCCGCCCGTTCCTGGAATGGTTCCCATGTTGCCGTGTTCCGGCCCTGGCCATTAAGGCGTTGGGGAAGTAGGGAAAACTCGGGTTGCTTACTCGCGTTCGTGGGGATGATTGACAAGCCGTTGGCCATGTATGCCAAGGCGGTGTCAAGTATAGTGCTCGTTCTGGTTGCCATTGTATGCCTCTCCGTAATGTGCTACAATGGCGTTGTTGGATGATTGCACAAATCAACAACGCCCGCCGCCCTAGCCGCCCGCTAGGGCTTTTTCTTTTGCCCGTTCAAGGATAACAAAAACGGCCCTAGCAGAGAAGTAGCAACGGCGCCCGGTTCTCCGGGTTTCCTCGTTGCTGCTACCCTCTGCCAGGGCCGTTACACTGGCCTAGCCTCTGGAATAGTCTGGCGGGCCTATGGCGCTGGTGGCCATCTCTTGGTTTACCGCCTCATTAAGATTGTCCATTGCATTCTAGCACAACCGGGCGGGTTGCCGCAATGCATTTGCACATGGGCCGGCGGAGGATGTCCAACCGGCCCATTGGGATGCTAGCCATTCAGGATGAGCAAGCCAACCAACTGGTTGATTGCATCTTGCCGCATGGCCGCGGCCTCCTGGAGCTGGCCAATCAACTCCTTTGTATCAATCGTTCGGGCCAGGCGGGCCAGCTCGTGGAGGGCGTCATCCTCCAGTTCCTTGGCCTCAAATAGGGTGGCCACAATGGCGCCGGCGGGCGTCAAGGTGGCCAGCTCATCAACGCGGAATGGTTCCGTTATTTGCGACATGGTAAAATCCTCTTGGTTGAATTGATGGGCCGTTCCTATCCTTGCCGCGGGCGGGTTGGGGATGGCCCGTTCTCATTCCCGCCGCGGTTTTCCGGTTCATTGCATAGGCGCCTCCAGAATACGAAAAACGCCCCAACCGGCGGTTGCCAGATGGGGCGTTGATATGCCACAATAACTTTAGCATCCGGCCGGCCACGCCCGGTTGGGTGTCAGGCATCCGTTGGCGGGCCAACGCTGGCGGATGCCGTTGTTTATGTTGTCAATGTCAAGTACAGTTTAGCAAGCGTTGTCAAAGATAGCAAGTAGATAGCTTGCTATTATCAAGCCAGTGTAGGCAAGTTGATGTCAAGCAAACAAGCAACTAGGCGGGCGGTTGCTGAATGGTTGGGCGTTTCAGTGTCTACCATTCGCAATTGGGAAAAGCGTTTCCAACCATGGTTGGAGGCGGAGGCGGGCCAGTTCGGCAAGGGGAAACAACAGAAGATTTATTCCGCCGCGGATTTGGCCGTATTTGCCACCATTCAACGCAGGTTGGCGGATGGCGCCCGCCTGGATGAGATTGTGGCAACCCTGGATGAGGATATCAGGGGAACAACGGTTCCGCCCTGGGATGCCGGGGAAGAACAACCGCCGGCGGCCTCCGCCTTGATGCTGCTACCAGAGCGGGAACGGGCCGCCCTCGTTCAGTACCAGCAAGCCAGGGAAGAATTGGCCGCGGCATCCGCCCGCCTGGATGCCGTTGTGGATGAGCGGAACCGGTTGGTTGATGAGCTGGAGGCCAAGCAATCCATGATTGATGAGCTTAGGGAACGGGCCGCGGCCGCGGAGGCCAGGGCGGAGTTGTTGGCCGGGCGCCGGCGGTTCCGCTGGCCATGGCAAAAACGAGATGATTAACATTCCTGGCCCGTTAGGCAACCCTTTTTGTAGTGCGCAATAGTGCGCAATTGCGCCTTTTATACTGTCAAGTTTTGTCAGGTTTTTAAGTGTGCGCCCCCCTCCCATTGGCCCGCTAGAATGCCCTAGAATCGCCTAGAATGGCCCTAGAATCAACGCGGCTATGTGTTGCTATAGATTGGGGAACGGGGAACGATAATCAACCCACTTGTGGCGCACGTACCAATCTAGCCCTTGTGTACGCATTGTCGCCACCTTTAGCGCCCGCCGTCGCCTGTATGCCATCTGCCGGCAACGCTGGCTACAGAACCGCCGCCGCCGGCCGGTTGCCGGTTGCCGCAATGGCGCGCCGCAACGCTGGCATGTTTCGTCACGCAGCCCCTCAAAACCGATGCAACCGGCTAACTCCCACAATGTGAGGCTTTGTGAGGTTTTCATAGGCGCCGGCCGCGTTGCAACGCGTGAATATGTTCGCGCGCGAACATATCGCAGCCCGCTACCCTTGCCCGCTATCGCCCGCATTGAACGCAGCAAGCGCACGCTCAAATGCAGGTTGCAACTCGGGCGGGATTCGACTAGGCCAATAATGCCCATGCTTATAGGCAATCAAGTCCTCCAACGTGACTAACCAGGTACGGCCGGATTGCCGCCCGCGCAATCGCCCATTGCGGCAAGCGTCAGTTATGGCATTCCTACTCAGTCCCCAAAGCTCGGCCGCCTCCAATGCCGTTACAACGCTGGTTAAACAATCAGAATCCGCTGAATTGTGCAATGGCACAGAATGGCCCGGTTCCGCTTTCCTGGCAATGGTTGGCATCTCATCCTCTTTTTATGCTAGCAACTTCTGACAACCCTTGTTGTGCAAATACTCAATTTCATAACTACAGTCATAAATAAATCGGCCTCTTTTTACTCTGGTAGCCGGCCAGCAATAGCGCCAAGCAACCCGCTATTGGCCTCTCACCAAGTCCATCAATTCATCGGCTAAACTCCGCTCGTTTTCCGGCGGCCCGGATGCTACGCCTAGCGATTGCCGCCCCTGTGGGGATAGGCCAAAAACGCTGGCCCACTTTAGCATCTGGCCGGTTGCCCGATTAAAAACGCTCACGGCCGGGGATGCCTGGCGCCAACCGCTGGCCGCCTGGGTGAATAGGCCATTGGTGGCAATGTCGCGTTGCGCCTCCCGGGCCATAGCGTAGTTCATGCAAAGTTGCTCCAGGGCCGGGCCATCTAGTTTGTTATCCAGCAAGCCACGTTCCGCTAGGGCGGGCGCCAACTTGCGCCATAGGCGTTGGCCCTCATCCGGCAGATGGGCCGGGCATCTTGGCGTTGGCGCTGGCCGCGGCCGCAGCTCATCATAGGCGGGGCGGGTTCCTGTTAGTTGGTGCTCCTGGGCCGTTTTCTTTCGCCTGGGCATAGGTTCAACTCCTTAAATACTGAAAAACTGGAATTCCTCCGTGACAACCGCCATGGTTCCTTTTTGGCCGGCCCTGGGGATGCAACGCCCGTTCCCCTATCCCGTACAACCAAAAATCTGGCCCATCGCACGGTTCCTATTCCGCTGGCCCTGGGGATGCAAGGCGGCCTCCGGCATCCCGTTTTACTCCCATTGAAGGACTATGTGCCTTGCTCCTGGAATGACTATGCGACTATCCCAGGATAGGATGAGCAATTGATACCGCCGGCCAAGTTCCTCCAGCTCATCCAGTTCGTACACTGTGCCATCCTCATGGCGGAACCGGCCATCAACCTGGGATAGCGTCATATGCGGGCGTTCCGGCCGCCTGGCCGCCATGGCCCGGTTCAACCGTTCAACCCTCGCCTTGGCCCTCATCCAACCGTTCCATTCCACGGGCATAACTGCTTACCCAGGCGTTCCGGCGGCCATCCTCCCCAGGAAAGTATTGGCCCATAACCTCATCCGCCCATTCAGGCAATTCCCCACGCGCCCAACTCATTGTCCAATCTGAACCAATCGCCCTGGCATAGCCGGCGGCCAATTTTGGGGCGCCCGCGGGATAAGTAGCGCCCGCGTAGCCGTCATCCCTGTGCAACGCCCCTGAGTAGTAGACAATGGCGCCTATAACCTCCAGTTCGGATAACATGCGGCTATCAAACTTGCGTTTGACATGCTTTCCGCTGTTCACAAAGTCCCGCACCTTGTGAAGTTCATCAATCCGGGCTTGTGTGTAGCGTTCGTGAACCGGGCGTTCCTCATCCATTGGCTAGCCTAGCCTCCAGCTCATCCAGGCGGGCGGCCAAGTCGCCAAATTCCCGCAATTGTCGCGCCTCCGCCAACAATGCCCTGGCCGCTGAAACGCGGGCGGAGGCCTTGGCATTCGTATCATCCGCAATGCCGGCCAACGTTTCAACCGCGGCCGGGAGCTGGCCGGCCAGGCGGGCGGTGGCCAGGGCAATGGCGCCATCTTGGGCTTGGCGGAACGCCTCCCGGAATTCCGCGGATTCCTTTAGCCATCTATGCAAGGTGCGTTCCCCAACATGGGCCTGGGCCGCGGCCGCTCTGACATTCGGGCTTGTCAACAATGCCGCAATAGCCCTCCGTTGATTGCTATTCAACTTGCCATTCGTTGCCATCGCTTGCCTCATAGGCGTCTGATATGGCGGCCATGAAATTACGAACCGCCTCCACATCGCCGGCGCCTCCCTCGTTGCCCCCGCCATATCCTACTCGTAACGAGCGGGCCAGGTTGGGCATGTACTGGTTGGCCGTCGCCATAAATTCAGCAACGGCCAATTCAAAGGCGCTGTTATCGGCGCCGGCCCAAGCGTCAGATAGCGATTGCCAGGCGGCCGCTATCAACTCGCTATCGGCCCGCCATTTGTCCAGGGCGTTTTGTTGCCCTCCCAACGTTCTGGATTCCAATCGCTTAATCCTGGCCCTCATCTCTCGCATGATAGCGCCTAAAAGTCAATCCGCGGGCGGGTTGGTTCATCGCCCTGCATTTCAGCAGCGGCCCGTTGGCGCCGATATTCCTGAAGGATGCCGGGCCATTCTTCTTCAAACTTGGCCGGGTTGCCTCCGTTCCGCTGATAACTCGCCAGGGCCGCGGCCTTTAATTGGGCCTCCCTGGCTTGCCCATATTCCGCCCGGGCTATGCTTGACGCTTCTTGCTTTCGTTGCCGTTGTTCCTGGGCCAACGCCCAACGGGCTTGGCGCATGTGGGCATTGTGCTTTGCCCATTCCTCGCTTGTTTCCGGGCGCCGGCCATCTGTAGCCGGCCATAATTCTTTGCTCATATCAACCTCCCTTGTTCTGTAGTAGCATCTGGCGCTGCCTCTCAATGGCCCGCCTCCGTTCCGGCCGCGTCTTTCCCGCCCACAACTCCGCCGGCATCCACAACTCCCAACCGGAACCGGCAGCAACGCATACCAGGCGGGCGTTGCGTTCCTCTTTGCTGGCCATTTGGGATGGGCGCCGGCCGTTTTTCGTTGCCTGTGAACCTTGTGAACCTTGTGAACCTTTTTTCGGCATTAATCTCTCACGAACACACAAGCTCAAGTTATGTGTAAAAAAGGTTCACAAGGTGTGCAAGGTTCACGCCCTGTGAACCTTGTGTGAACCTTGTAGGCGGTTCCTACCTCTGGAGTTGTGAACCTTGTGAACCTTGTGAACCTTTTTTCGGCATTAGTTCGCATTTTCCCATTGGGCGGCCAGTTTTTGGCCGTAATCGGATAGTTGGAGGCCTTGCCAAACAACGCCCGCCCGGGATTTGTAGCTATCAAGGCCACGTTCCCGCAATGAAAAACCAAGGTGGCGTTGTGATTTGGCCCGTTCCCCGGCATCCTTGCACCATTGCTGATAGGCGTTGAACAACTCCTTGGCCGTTGCCGTTGCGGAGGCCTCCAGCTCACAACATTCATCCAACCAGGCGCCTAGGGCGTCCATGTCGGAACGATAGCCGGCCGTCGCCTCCGTTACCTCGTTCGGTTCCCGGAGGCCTCCGCCTTGCCATTCCAGGCAACCGCGAACGGCCCAAGCCAGAATTCCGGGCAATTCCGCTTTCAGTTTGTCGGGCAAGTCCTTGTCAACCATCCAATCCGGGATGGTTACGTTGAACGGGATGAGGCGAATACGGCGCCAGATGCCGGCATCCGTTCCCCGGATAACGGGCTTGTGGTTCCCGTACAACCAGAGCTTGAATGCCGGCCGGAACGTGAACCATTCCCCACGCATGAAACGAGCTGATAGCTCATCTCCGCCTGTCATGTCCTTGACTAAACTTTCGGCCAGGCGTTTCCCTTGTTCAACCTCCGCGGCCACAACCAGGCGCACGCCTGGCAACCTGGCCACGTCATTTGGGATGCCTCCGCCATGTTCCTTGACTAGTAGGGTTTCCGTTGGCGTCTTTTGCCAATACTCTCCGGCCAGGGCCGCTATAACGTCCATGAACGTTGATTTTCCGTTCTGGCCGGTGCCATACATAAAGAATAGGCATTGCTCACGGGTTGAACCGCTCAAGCTGTAGCCAATCGCCCGTTGCAGGAACGCTATCAACGCCTCGTTGCCGTTCATGATGTCGCCCAGGAACGCCAACCATTGAGGGCATTCCGCCTCTGGATGATAGGCCACGTCAACCCGCTTGGTTATCAAATCATCGCGGGCGGGCGCCTGGAGCTGGCCCGTTTGCAGATTCAACGTTCCGTTGGCCACGTTCAACAACCATGGGTTGGCGTCTAAATCGTTCTCATCGGCCGGGATGCCGGGTTCCGCTCGGGCCAACGCCTCCATGGCATCCAGGCGGTTCCGGGATTCGCTGGCCATTGCCCACTTGGCGGTGGCCTTGCGCTCATCCTCATCAACCGCCGCGGTTGCCTCCGCATAGATGCCGGCCACAACTTGGCGGGCCAGGCGTTGAATGGCCGCGGTTTTATCCTTGGCCCATCGCTGGCCATCCCACACAAGCCAGGCGCCCCAGGCGTGAACATGGCGGATATTCTCCCCATGTTCCGCAACCAACCGGCGGGCGTTCCCCAAGTCGGTGCGATTGAACCGCTCAACGCGGCCAGAATCGCCCCAGGCGGGCGTTGCGCCTCCAGATGGGCCAACTATATGTTCCGCCTCATCCCGGCCGTTCCTGGGCCGCTCTGCTAGCTCTGGCGGATAGTCCCGCGGTTCCGCCCTCCCTGCCTTTAGCCCGGATTCCATGGTGGCCCTGAATTGGCGTTCCCCATCATCCGCGATATAGCCGGCCGCCCGGGCCTCCAACGCGAACCGGATATCTTCCTCCGCATAGATGCCGGCGGCCGCGAGCTGGCCCAACGCCTTGGCGCTCACGAATAGTTGTTCGTTGCGGGTTCCCTTGGGCGCTGCCTCAACCTTGGCTAGCTCATCCTCCAACGCCTTATTGGCCCATTGTTCCCGCCGGCGGGTTGTCATGATGCCCACATAGGCATCCCGCCGGCCGGCATCCTGGAGCTTGTCAATCAACCCATAGGCCTTTGCGTAATGGTTGGCGTTGATGGCGTTGCGGATGGCATCCTCCAATCCGGGCGTTTCCTGGCCATAAGAGGGCGGGAATTCAACAACCGCCTCCGCCGGTTCCGTTGCCAGCTCCGCCGGCCGGGCCTTGGCCGGTTCCGCGTGAAATAGGCGGGCGGCATCCAGCAACCGGCCGGTTGTTTCCTCATCCAACTTGGGGATGGCGCTAAAATCGCCCTGGATGAGCTGATAGCGGTTGCCGTTCTCATGAACCGTTGGAGGCGCAACGCAATAGCCGCCCTGGCCGCGGGTTTCAATCAGCTTGTGGCCCTGGGCATCCTTGGCCAACGTCTGGTTGCCGCCTGGGTTCGGCGTTCGCATATACAGATGGTAGCCCTTGCCCGTTCTGACAACCGGGAACGCCTCCGCCAACTCTGGGCAGATAGCGGCCAATGCCTGGCGCCATAGCGGGAATATCGCCTCCGCGCTGGTGTCAAAGTCTATGATGAGCAACCCGCCGCTGGCTTGGCCCGCCACAATA